AATGAGTCTGATGCCTGTCCTTTCTCCGCCTCGGTATTGGATTCCACACCAACATCCTCCTTACAGATCCATTCCTTTTTCTCGGCATCCCACACCTCCACCTGGCAATAGAGTCTGTCACCAATCAACTTGTGTGACCTCTTCCACCCCATAGGAGTGAATAGTTCATCCAGGATCTTCATGTCAACCCTGGCATTCTTGTAGAGCAGCAGGGAGACTCTCACCTTGTTGTTTCCGGCAAGGGTCTGCGCCACCCGGACATCAATGTCCTCTTTTCCTAAAAGTCTGATCTCATCCATGTCCTTCAAGGATTAACGTGAACGATCAAAGACTCCCATCTTGTCCAGGAGTTTGGTGGAGACCACAAGAGCAGCCATCCATCCCAGGCTCCATGTCAGACTGATTGAACCGTCTGGTCTCTCTGCACACATCAGAATGATGGAGAGACATGCGATGACCGTGAGGATCATCATGATGATTTTCTTGAGTGCTTTCATTTGTATAAAGATTGGTGTTACTTCAATTCTGCCCTTGCTGCATCTGCTGCCTTGAGTTTTAGGATGTCCACCACCCGATACCACCGTGTCCCGGCTCTGCCATCCTCAATCCTGCATGGTCTGATCCTGCCTGCCCTGTCCGCATCCATGAAATATTTTCCATAGACATCCCTGGCTTTCCTCTGGGAGATTTCTCCGGAGGTGATTCCAAGGGTCTCCATTGTCCTGGCAGATCCCAATTCAATGCAGGTCTCAATCAGTGTCTCAAGGGTGCTCATATCTTTTTAAAAAATGGGGTGGGGCATCCAAGGCGCTGAGCATTTTAAGTTGATGCGTGCAGAGGGTTTCCCGTACTGCTACCCTACCCCATTGGTTTACTGAATTCTTGTGATGGTGTGTGTCCTCTCTATCCTGTTTCGATGGGTGGAATATTTCCGATTGTAGGCGAAACCCAGATCAGAGGCATATCCCCGGATGGTGGTGTAGCCTACCTCCTCGATGGGAATGGTTATAGATTCCCCCACCTTCATGTCTATCACTCTCTTTCTGAATGAAACATTATCCATATTTTTACTACCTTTGTATGTAAGCATATGCAAAGATACAACCTTTTTCCATATATACAACACTTTTTCAATATTTTTTCAACACATTTCCTTAAATCTTTATACAATGGACAAAAAAGAGACTATCAATTACCTGTTTGAGCAGATCCGGAGTGCCGGATTAGCGAGGACACAGAGAGACTTCGCTGCTCTCCTGGGGATCAACGAAAAAGGTTTTTCAGCAGCGATGAATGGAAATGAGAAGTATCTCACAGATTCTCTCGTTTCCAAGGTGACCAAGTTCTATGAGGAGAATGTGCAGTCTGCCTATGCCTCACAGAGTCAGACCCTTCCGGTCATTCCGACTGAGGCAATGGCCGGGACTCTGGGAGAATTCGCAGACTCCATCCATGAATATGATTGTGAGAGGATGATCTCCCCCATCAAGGGAGCAGACTATGCAATCAAGGTAAGTGGTGACTCCATGACTCCTGAGATCCCCAATGGCAGTCAGATCCTCATCAAGAAGATCCTGGAGGAGCAGTTTGTGGAATGGGGCAAAATCTTCTGCCTCGACACCCAGAATGGTGCCATAATCAAGAAAGTATTCCCTACCAAAGATCCGGAGGTGATTGAGTGCAGGTCAGTCAATCCGGAGTTTCCACCCTTCACTGTCAATGTCAAGTACATCAATGGGTGGTACAGGGTTCTGATGGTTTTATCTATGAAATAATATGAAAAAGATTCTCTCAATCCTCGTTGTCCTGGTGGCATATGCCGGGATAGCCAATGCCCAGATTTCAATCAAGAAGTCCGAGGTAGACAGGCCGGAGCAATTGATAACACTCTCTCCCATGTGGTCATGGCTCTACAAGATCAATGATGCCTATTTTCTTGTCATGAAAAGCAGCAACCAATTTGATGATTGGTTTTGGCTGAGGATCGGCAAGACAAAGGATGAATGCCTGGAATCCATTGCATCCCTCCAGGATCTCTGCAAGAGCATCACTGACAAGGACAGGTTTGAGATAGACAATGGCCGGGAGAAACAATACATTGTTACTCAATACAAGGCAATGGGAATCGCAGGACTGCACTTCGATGGTGCAGGATATGCCGGATTCGGTTATCCATTCCGGCTAACTTGACAAAGGCTCAGAAATGGATTCAGAAAAACCTGGAATGAGAGAGGATCTGATCCAGGAGACGGATCATTTCTGGGAAGATCCCCGGAGGGTCATGGCATTGATTGACCTCATATTCCTCAATGAAGATCCGGGCAAGGAGAAGATAGTATCATAAGCGAAAGGGACAAGGTGTCAAACCTGTCCCTTTGTCATTTACCACTCAAACAAATCCAAGACTTTCTGATTGGCCTCCTGCATCAGATCCCATGCTTTCTCAGCATAGATGTCCGTGATAGCAAATGACCCTTTGTGACACAGGCAGTCATCAACGGTGCTCTTGTCTATCTTGCAATCCACCCTGCAGAGTGTTGCCCATGTGTGCCTGGCTGCACCCAGGGTGAACACCTCGACCTTGTTCATCTCACACCATTTCTTGAGACACCTGTTGACCCTGGCAGTTGCAAAGTCCTTGGTAGGAGCGAAACGGTGGATCTCATTCAGCCACCATCCACCTCTGCCTTTGAGCCTCTCCAGGTATGGCCTTAGCTGCTCCGGAAGTATGACCTTCATGATTGCCCGGTCTGCTCTCCGGTGCTCAGTCTTTTTCCGATGGTACACCCATTCCTCTTTCACAGGCTTCGCATAGTAGAGATCCGCAAGGTTGGCCCCCATCAAGCCAAAAGAAACTATGAAGATGTCAAGTCCTGTCCTCATGACATCATTGTCCACCTGGGAGGAAATGAGCTGCTGCATCAGCTCTCTCCCCAGGCTTCTCTGACCGTTGTTCAAGGGATAAACCTTTGCAATCTTGGAGAATGGGGATCTGGGGATGAGAATCCGCCCGGCATCCTCATCATTGTATTTCTCCTTTGCTGCATTGAATATGTGCTCCAACTTTGCCAGGTGCCTGGTGGATGCCCCCCTGGGGATCTTGTCCACGTTGGACTCCTCCACCTTCCCGGTCTTACCATTGAACCACATCTTTTTCTCACCGTCAACTTTCTCCATGAAGTCCAGGAGGAGAGGACGGGTGATGTCATTGATGTCGATGGATCTCTTGCCCAGGAATCGCTCAAAGGTGTTCAAGGCACAATTATACGCCCTCCTGGTTGTCTCGGTCTTTGTGAGGACAAACTTGTCCGCCCATTCAAAGAAATCCAGGTGGAATGCCTCCTGGGTGAGGGAGTCCTTGATATGCCTCACCACCCAATCCACATCCTGGTTCTCCAGGTCGAAAGGTGAGAGATCTCGCACTGCATCCCTCATCTGGGAGATGAGTGCATCTGACTTGTTGAGGATGGTGGGATTCTTGATTTTGAGAGTCCTGGTCAGATCTCCGGGAGTGCAGACCAATGTTGTAGCAAGTCTCCGAACTTTGCCCTTGAAAGTGACCCTGATGTTGACCGGATATGTCCCGTCCTTGCGTTTGTTGCCAGGGATGATGATTGCCTTGAAAGTGATCATTGTATAAAGAGTCAGACAAAAGTTGATTTCAGACAAAGTTAAGACAATATTTGTTATTTTTCAATGGTTGAATTTCAGCCAACCATGCAGATAGTATAATTCACAGGAGCCGGAAATGGCATCCCAAGCATATAGGAGCAGTTATTGTCAAAGATTAGGTTAGAATTGCTGATGGGAGTTGTCGTGAGACACCTCCCATCTTAATTTTCAATCGGTTGTGGTCACCCCATTCTTGAAGCGACCATATTTTCAGACAAAATGCAGATAAGTTCTGCAAAAAAAGTGACCCCGGATTCACATCCGAGGTCAACCAACATCTTTATACAATGGACAGAATTCTGTCGCACCGCACAAAGATAGTCATTTTTCCCGAAACATTATCCCAGCAGAAGTTGATCCAGGTATTTCTTGACCAAGAGATCTACTGTCTTTCCTGGTCTCATGCCTCTGTAGGTGGAGACCCATCTTAGATTGTCCCTGGTCTCCCGGTCAACGGTGATGACCATCTGTACCCTCTTGTCTTTCGGATCTGCAGGTTTCCGACCACTGCCAGGTCTTGCACCACCCCATGTTTTCTCTGTCATATTCAGTCCTCCCTATTCTCTTGCAGGATGCATTCCAGGGCAGCAAGTGAGCAGTTCACCTGGGTAGCTGCAGTCCCATTGCCATAGTGCAGTTCAACATCATTCTCCTCCAGGTGATCGTACATGGAGCAGAGCCTCTTGTGGATTGACTCCAGGGTCTTGATCTCTTGTTTGTTCAGTTTCTGTCTCATAGTGTATAAAGATTTAACACCACAAAGGTAATACTATTTTTTGATTAAACAAGTTATTTTTTCAAAGAAGCAAAAAAAAATTCCAGGAGCACATCACTGCGATCCTGGAAAAACAAAATAATTTAAAATATGGAAAAAAAGACTTAACTCAGTCAATTAGGCTTCTAACTTCTTTTGATGTTATTCCACTCCAAAACAACATTCGTTGTGAACGCCACACCGTCCTTTACTACCACGCTCCCAGAAGATAAACGAGCATCGTTAGGGACATTGTTGTCATGGACGGTAATATAGTTGTTCTTTCCCTGCATTTCATTCGTCATTTGGAAGATTATAGCACCGTCTATGAGGTAATTCCCAGCAATATTGATTTTGAAATCGAAGTCCTGTGCAACTGCCGCTTCGTGGTAATAAATTCCGTTTTTGTATTCGTTGCTTATCGGGTGGAAAATGCTATCCAACACATCCACAACTGCGTGAGCCGCAAGTCCACCACCAATGCAAGACGCATTTCCCCAAACGGGATTGTTTGAATTGTCAAGCGACATAAAGCAATTTTCGTATCTGCATTTGGTGGGGATTTCGGTTGAGTTCAGTTCATCGTGGATTGCATACCGAACACGGGACGCCTCAATATGGACACCCGAAAGGGTGAATCCGTAAGGCCCGGAGTTGAGCGGGGAAAATACCCGCATAACGGTTTCATTACTCCCGGTATAATGGCATACAATCTTCGCCCCCGGTGTCGCTATTACTTGTATGCCGTTTTTGAGAACTGGCCCTGCATTATAATCACTTTCCGTCATATTAAAATAGTCCGCACCCAGTTCGGAGATAATGTCATATTCTCCCTCATCTACGAATAGTACACTATTCATATAGAGGGTTGCGGCCTTTATCGCATCGGTTATCTTCGTATATTGACGGGTCGGCCCACAATAAAAAGTATGTACTTTGTTGAGTGTGGACGGTCCGTATATTTCCACTTCGATTGAGAACGAACCAGCCGCCCCGAAATATAATGCCTCATACGACTTTGCAGGCGTCCACAAAATACTCTCGCCCGATTTGAGTGTGAACTGATAATCCCCGGAATCGCTTGTCGCATCTACAAGTCCCTGAAATCCTATGGAGGCCGCAGTTGTGTTTTTTACGGTCACTTTGTAGAAACCGAATGCCTTGAAATTGTATTCGATTTTCTTGTATGTGTAAGACCCCGAACTTGTCAAATACACCGAATCATCAATGTCTTGCTTCAGTTCTTCGATTTCGTCATTTATCCCGTAAACCTTGAACGAGTAATCCCCACCGTAAATGGCAATTTTAACAATGGATTCCGCTTGCTCCTGCGTTAGAGTGAGGTCACGTTCCGTTACACCGGACACGGTTATAACATTCTGCTCCGAACTATTCTTGAAGTATAATTCGTTGCTTTCGCTTGAAGTTTCAATGTGAATCTTTATCCCTGCGTTATAATGCACGGGAAATTCGGTATATGTACCGCTTACCCATGCATAAGTCTTTTCATACCCAAATTTAAGTGCGACTTCCTCTATCTCATTATCTATTTTCTCGTCCAAAGCCGCCAAATCATTCTCAAGGGTTTCTTCCTTTTGTCCAAGTCGAACAAGTTCCGTATCCAACTCTTCGATTTCGCTTTTCGCAGACGACTTAACGTATAACTGAAACGAAGACAGTTCCGCAGTAGGGCAAGTAAAACTCGCGGTTAATGCACCATTTGGAACGACAACAGTATCAAGGGCTATTCCCCAAGCGGGGGCATTGACCGCTCCTTGTACGCCCGAAATATAACCGTTGTCCCCATAGAAAGCAATTCCTTGATTTCCGGCAGATGCGGGGATTTGCGCTCTGCTGTAATATAGTGTCCTTCCAACAAGCCGGGAGACATCTACTCCTGTAATAGCAGAGTTCACTCCGGAATCATACAACTGACCGCCAGAATAGTTTACATATTTACCGCTCGTTGGTTGTCCATAAGATAAATTCTTGTCGGGAAAGTCACCCACTTTTTGTGCTAACTGACTGAGTTCTGCAGCAGTAGCAGCACCTGTCACTTCCTTTGTCCAGGTGCCATTGTACTTGAGGATAGCCACCTCCCCCTCTGCCACTGCGAGACTACCGAAATTGGTGTAAGTCCCTGCCTCGGATGCAATATAGAACACATTGCTATCCGGTGCCCCCGGATTGGTGGCAGGAGTTGCTATGCCGGAATAGTGATACCCGGCAAGGGAGTCAACCATTGCATTCAGAACAGAGTTAAGAATGGGGCCTGTGATCTCCTCATTCCCGTTCTGCTTGATATTGGCGTTGATAGTAGCCTTGAGTGATGAATAATTGCTCATTTTTTTTCTGATAGATATAGATTCGACTGCTTTCGTAATTTACCAGGACAGGAGGTTGTATGAGACACCCACCCCCACATAGGGAGTGAGGCCGTTCTTGTCTGCTCCCATGCCTGCCTGGACTCCGATTCCCCACCTGGTTCTCTTGACCTGGATGACCGGGATCTCCTTGGTGATGATCTGATTCTGGGTGAAGTGGATCACTGAGTCAACCCTCGGATCTACTCCGGAGGCATAGACCACTGCAAGACTGTCCTCCCACCGGATCTGCTCCCTCTCCAGGATCATGAACAATGTGTCCCTCATCCGGATGGTATCACCCACCGGATAGGGGATGGAATCCACCACCCTTTTGGTGATAAATTTTGGCACTGTGACCTTAATTGTGTCCCGGATGAACAAGGTGTCCACCTTGACAATCGGAGGCTCTACAGGGCAAATCCTGGTGCATCTGTGACCAACCAGGAAGCCAAGACAGGCTGCAGCAGCTATCCCAACAAAGACACTTGTCCTCATGGCCTGGAAAGGTATATCAATAGACCGTCCACAATGGCATCTGCAATCCGCTCCTTTGTACTGTCCCGGAGCAGCCATTGACACTCTCCCCGGCTATCGTAGAAGAAATTTTCCAGGAGGACTGCAGGACACCTGCTCTTGGTGAGGATATAGAATGATGACTCTTTGTCGGAGTCTCCATCAGAGAGATCCCTCCTCATGCGTTTCTCCGGGAATGCCCTGGAAAAGGCATCATACATGCATTCTGCCAATTCATCACTTTCCGTCCTGCCAGGAGAGGTGTGACACTCCCATCCGGTTGCAGTTGACCAATACCTCCCATCTCCGGCTGCATTGGCATGGATGGAGACCAGGAGGGCATTGGCAGCTCCCACCCGGTCACAGATCCTGTTGACCCTCATTGCCCTTGTCCGGAGGGAGATGTCATTGGTCTCGGTAACCACCAGGTCAGAGTCAATGCCACGTTTCCGGAGCCGGGCCTGGACAAGATCTGCCACCTGTCTGTTCCATAGGTACTCCCGGAATGCACCGTCCGGTGACCGTTTCCCAGGCGTGTCAATCCCATGACCGGGATCAAGCAGGACTATCATTTCTGCATGAATTCCTTGACCCTCTCAATGACATAGGGTGCAGCCATAGCAGCGAGACCTGCATTGACTATGGCAAAGAGATAGTGCCCCTCTGCGAGGAGGGTGCAGGTAGCACCGATGGCAGCGAGGAATGCGACTGCCACTACCAGGATTGTGTAAAAGAGTTTCATGATTCTATGTATTTGATTTGTCAGACATCAGTCTCTCAAGACCATACTGAGCGAGGACAGTTGTAAGATGGGAGACCTGTTCCCTCAGTTCCCCCACCTCTTTTCTCAGATCCGCATTCTCCTGCAGGACATCATCCAATCTCCTCTTATTGTCATCCGCCAATGCCTTGTAGAATTCCAGGGAATCCTGCATGTTGCTGATGAGGTTGTTGTCCACCTCTGCATTGTATTTCCGCTTGGCGAAAAACCAGGAGGAAAATCCGCTCACTATGGTGGCAATGACACCACCTATGATTGCAATCCAAGTATCTCCCATATCAGTAGATCATAAAGTCATCATTGAAATCATTGTTGAAATCCGCAAAAGACTCCGGGCATACAGACCCCACCGGGACAGAGAGGGACACATTGCAGAACACCCCTGCACATTCATCCACAAACCTCTGATTGAACACCTGGAATGAATAGGAGGTCTCCGAATAGATTCCCATCTCATCCAATTGGCGGATGATATTGTCCAGGGTCTGAATGCCCACGGATTGGATCTCAATCTGATTGGATCTATCATTCTTGAGTCTGTCAACGTAGAACAGGGTGAATGCATATGTAATCAGATTGGAGTCAATTGAGGTGGAGTGCTGCCCCTGGACAAAGGCAAAGACACCATACCTGGCATCCGCCTTGTTGTTAAGGCGGAAAATGTCATTTTCAACAACCATCTTAATGGATGGCTGATTGGAGGCAATCACCTCCATTGCCCTTATCAGTTCCTTGAGTGTCATCGCCTTATTATTTTTCCTCTCGCACCTCCGAGGAATATCCCACAAGAAGCAGCAGAGTGCAGATTGCTCTCAATCTTATGGCAGCAGCATTCAGTCAACTCCGGATAGTCTGACCGATGCTCCAGGAGGAAGTTCTGCAGATTAAGGCAGCACGCATCCGCTTTGCTCTGGTAGTAGTATTGCATCTTGCCAATCTCATCCTGGGATGCCACCTGGAGATTCTCATCCTGGGTCTTGGTTACACCAAAATTCCCAATCTTGTAGGAGACCTTGTTGGTCACCTCGACAATGGTCATGTAGGCCAGATAATATTGGCAATGATCAACCAGGGTCTTATAGACTCCATCGGATTCCGTTTCCAATGTCCCTGCCTTGATGAGAGCCTTGAGTTTGGCAAGGAGGTCATCCCCCAGGATTCCCCGGAGACCAATCTCTTGCGCCTCCCTCAGAGAGGGGAGGATGTATTTCCCGGACAGGTTGTCCGATGCCGAGGTCACACTCTTGACAAATGCCTCAGATGAAAGAAGAATCTCTGCCATATCAATTCACATTATCTTCTGTGTCACCATCCAGGGAGAAGGGTCTGATAGTGAGGACACCCCTTTGTCCATAAATCTTGTCATAGGCATCGCAGATTAGCCTCTGGACAGGCTGAATCTGTGTCCTATTGTAGAGTTTGAATGACTGCTCAAATTCCTCGGTGCTGAATCCGGTGTTTGCTTCTGAGGTCAGTCCGAACAACAGGGGAATTGCCCGGAATGAGGTGAAGATCTGTGTCCGGGAGTGCTCTGATAGTGCTTTGTATCTTTCGCCAAAGTCCTCCACCTTGAATTCCACAATTTCTGTCGCAGATTCCTTGTTCTTGTTCCAGGAGAATGCTACCCTGCCTCCATTGGTCGCACCGCAGAATTTCTCATTGAAGTTTTTTTCTATCTCTTTCTTCTTCTCATCACCGGGATCTCCGTTGTTGAAGTTGATGATGGCCGAGGAAACGAAATGATTGTTGATGTCAGACAGGTGGAAATCATCTATCAGTCTCTCAATCTCACAGGCTTTGACTGATGCAGCATACAGTGGTGCAGGATAGACCTGGGTGTGAACATTCTTGACAAAGAGGATGGAGGATGCATGTCTCTTCCTTTCCTCATCGGAGAGTTTCTCCCACTCCAATTTGGGCATAAATGCAGGATAGACCAGGACATTCCTGCTGCCCTTTCCCCATTTCTCGGAATAGTAGAACACATTTCCCTCCTTGTTTGTCCGGAGGAATCTCATGTCCACATAGTAGATCTCCGCCACCTCCCCGGCAAGATTCCGGATCACCTGGAGAGCAAATCCGCCATAGATCTCAAAGTCCTTTGCAATGTCCTTGACCTGTTCCCGGATGGTGTCACCTCTACTGTTCATCTCCTGGTTGTTGAATTCATCCTGGAGGGACTGGATGGTCACCTCATCCCCTGTTATATAGTCGATATTGCCGTTGATGATTGACCGCAAGGTGGGGACGGTATTATATAGATCCAGGAGATAGTCCGGATATGCGTTCCCGGTGCCCCAATCCACCCTATCTCTCCCTGTCAAGACTGTCTCCGTTGGAAGAACAATGTTGCTTTCCAGATACGGGTCTATGGCAGCGAAGGAGAAGAAGCCTCTCTCGGTGTTAGTCTGTTTCGTACTGCTCATATGTTATTTCTTTGTTGAATTCGCTCGATCTGCTATTCTCACCAATCACCAGGAGGCCGGATGACACAAGGATCTCCCCTGCAAGCAGGGAATATTCATACTCTCCATTGGGAAGGTTCTGAGGGAGGGTGACTGCTATGTTGAAATAGAGATCTGATGTCTGCAGGTCTATCACTGTCTGGTTGATGAATGTCTCCAGGTCAATGGTGGATTTTGCCGTGAAAACCAGGTCACCTGCAGGCACGGTTCCACTTTTCGGAATGAACACCACCTGTGACTCTGATATGTTCTGCAGATAGATCATCTTTTTTCCTGTAGATATACAATCCCGGAATTTTGTAAAACAAGAGACCCGGCATCACAAGGACACCGGGTCTGACATCAGAGAGAGATCGAGAAGTTAATCCACGAGGGCATCTACTATTGAGGAATCCACCTCATAGGGCATCTCCTGGGATTCATCCTGGAGGGTGATGGTGTACCTATTCGCATCTGAGCGACTTGTCCCTGTTTGTCCATCCGATGCAGAGGCGTTGACAGGCTCATCTTTACCAAGATACCAGAATTTCCCATTGGCATCCTTCACGATGACTGCCAGGTCTCCGAGTGCAAGTGCAGTTATTTCCACCCTGGCCCTTGTCTGCATCCGGTTAAACTGCAGCAGGAGATCAGAGGTCACATACTTGACACCGGAAGCCGGATCAAGGGTATATGTGGAGGTGAGAGACCCGGTGTTCTTGGAAAAGGCGTATCTCTTGAATTTGGCAGATGCAGCCATTGTGATGGTGGAGATCACCCCATCAGTGACTACCACATTGGAGACATCATCGAAATTGGCGATGAGAGCCTCCACGATTCCACCCATATTGGCAGAACAATCTTTGGCAAGGCCGGAAAGAGTCTGTGTGCAAGGCATATCTATCTATCTTTTGAAGTTAAGAAAAAGGGATGGGTGAGAGTCCCACCCACCCCTTGGTTTCGGTTTCGGTCTTTGGCTGATTAGATGGCCATCCAATAAGCCTTGCCGGGGAATGCCACCTGGACACCGGAGTTCCACAGAGCTTTGACATAGAAGAGTTCCTTGATGGAGTCATACTTGACTGCCACATCCTCCTGGTCATTCTCCATGTCACAACCATAGCGGAGGTTGTCCGGATAGGAGGCAAGGGCAACATTGTTGACACCCTCAAGACCGGGAGTCATGACAACCTTGACATCCGTTCCCGGCAGGAAGAATTCCTTGGGGAAGGTACCGGATTCGGCAGATGGATAGTGGAAGAGGTTGGCGGAGACCAACTCCTGGAGGAATGCACGGTAGTTGGCAGGGGAGACATAGATCTCGCCACCCCTCTCAAGGGTGTAGTCATCCATCCCGGCATAGAGAGCCTGGAGTTTGGCAAGGATGGTGGTTGCAGCAGCAGGTGCGGTCACCTCGACACCATCAGTCTGGAACACCTTGATGAAACCGTTGATCCACTTGAGGTCAGCGTTGGAGGTGAGAGTCTTGTCACCCTGGAAGATGAGTTTCTCAATCTTGCGGTTGACCTCTGCGATGAAACCGTCAATGATGTACTGCTCAAAGGGCAGGTCTTCGGCATTGGCATTGGCACGGACAAGATACTCCGCCCATTTTCCAATGAGCTTCTTGGGGCAGATTGCAATCAGCACCTCAATCCAGGCGGTCTCAATCTCACGGTTGGTGAGGGTGACATCACCCTGGGGTTCAAGTTCGCACACAGTTCCGTCCTGGAGGGTGGGAGCAACCTCAAGGTAGTTGAGATTCTCCTTGAACTTGATTCCCGTCTGAATGCCGATTCGGTTGCGGATGCTGCCACCCACAAGACCAAAGTTCTTGAGGAGCAGATCACGGTTCTCCTGCACATATGCAGGGAGGGAAGTCACGATGAAATTTGCTACAGGCATGGTAAAAAGAATTTATGGGTTTTTCGTTTTTCCGTTAAATATCGAACCCGGAGGGGTTGTAACATTTTCACTTGGCAGAGAGGATTCTCTGCAGGTTGTCAAGACCCTTGTTTCCGGTCTTGGTGAACTTGGTCTGCTCCTTGACCTCCTCATGTGCGGGTTTGGCTGCAGGGGTTTTCTTGAGTTTGGCAACCTCTTTCTTGAGGGATGCATTCTCCGCCTTGAGAGCTGCCATCTCCTCCTCATTGCCCTTGGCAAAGGGAGACTCCATGTCGATTGGGACAAACATCAGTTTGACCTCCTGGGGATCGGAAGCCTCTGCAGAGCCATCCTCATTCCACTTGATGGAATAGCGGACATAGGATTCTTCATAGGTCTCCTCATCCATGACAGAGATGACCGCAAAGTCCTCCCCGGCATCGGCAAGCCACCACCATGCATTGTCATTGCGGAATGCATAGATGGCCTCCCGGATCTTCTGCTCCTTTTCGGCATAGGACTCCTCAAATGCCTGGCGGATCTTCTCAAAACGGGATTTCCGTCTTGCCTTGAGATCCTCATCAGCCACCTCCGCCTTGTCATCCACAATCTCTGTGACCTTGCCATCGGAGACCTTGATGACCTTGCCATCCTCGGTGGTGTAGTCTCCATCCGGTGCAGGGACTCTGTTGCCCTCCTCATCACGGACATAGACTGCATCTCCGGCTTTGAGATCCTCCTCCTCATTGTCCCATTCAAGTTTGCCCTTGTCGGTCTCAATGAATTCGGAGTCAACCTCCGCCTCTGCATCCTTGGTCTCGGAGACCTTTCCGTCCACAACAACGATCACTTTGTTGTCATCGGTCTTGTAGTCACCGTCCTCTGCAGGTGTGCGGTTGCCCTCGGAGTCCTCGACATAGACAGAATCACCTGCCTTGAGATCTTCATCACCATCCCAGGAGAGGACTCCCCTGTCAGTGGTGACATTGCCAAACTCCTGCAGCAACTTGGCAAGAGTTTCCTTGAGTTTCATAAGTTTGCTCATGTTCTTATGTTGTTTGATAAGTTTTCTGAATGCCCCGTCCAGGGTGTCCACTATCTCCTGGACTTCATCCTTGTCCTGCTCCGGCACAAGATCAAAGACCCCCTCCAGGGAAAATCCCTTGTATGTCCCTGCCTTGATCTCCTCCCAAATGGCATCATTGAGGACATGAAATTCACCAAAGAGAGATCCATCTGCACACTCATCAAAGCCATCCACCTGGATTCCATCTCCCTTGATGAAATACTGCACCATCTGCACATCATCCACATCAGATCCATCCTGGTGCATGAGGTTGACATCATTCTGCCTCCCCTCCAGGAGATATTTCTCTGCCATCTTGCGGATCTCCTCCGCCTTGTAAATGACATAGTATTCTCCCATCTTGGAGTCTCTCCTGTAGATAGGAAAATTCGCCCTCATGATGCAACCCCGGATGAGTCTTTTCTCCTCATCCTGGATTGCATAGAGTTGCATTTTCCTGGTGGCATCAAATGCCTGGAAATTGGACATGACTGCAGGGTCATCCACCAGGGAAATCTTGAACATCCCGGTCTCCTCATCGGAGATGACCGCCTGGTACACCGGGATGCCTCCTATTGTGACAATCATATTGAGTTTTTCCTGTAGATATACAATCCCGGAAATCTGTAAACCTGGCATAATAAAAGGCCACCCGTGTTTCACAACAGGGGTGGTCAAGCATATGAAAACACGAAAAGAAATGTTGTCAGAATGAACTTTCAGCCACCTGTGTCTTGATTTGGTTCTGTGATGCCTCAATGTCGGATGAGAGGATATAGACCCTCTGATCCTGGGCCATCTGATTGAGCCTGTCCTCCTCGGAGGCTGAGGTCACTGTTCTCACATTGGACACCTGGGTGGTGAGAGTGGGCGCTGCTGCTATGGCAGGAGAGGACACCGAGGTTGACCCTCCATTCCGGGAGACCTCTGTGTTCTTGATCTGGGCAATCTGGGCAATACCTGCTGCAGTGACTGCTGCTGCATTGGCTGCACCTGCTATGATGCCCCAGGGAGGTGGAATGGTTGCAACGGCTTGCATGTAGGCTCCGATGGCTCCGGAGATGGTGTCAATGGTGGCGGATGCTATCCTCAATGCCTTGATCTTCTTGGCGGATTTCTCCGACTGCTCCCCATCCGACTCATACATGTCAGCGATGGAGCCGAGGATGGAAGATGTCGCTCCTGCTACGGCTTGCAGGGTTGTGATCTTGGCCTTGGCCATCTTCTCTGCTTTCTTCCGTTCCTCCTCCTCCTTGGCCATCATCTCATCATAGGACTCCATGATGGCCTCGTTGGTGGCATCCACCTCTGCCTGGATCTCTGCATCCAAGGCTTTCTGTTCATCAAGTCTTGCCCTCTTGGCTTCTGCTATCTTCTTGTCACCCTCTGCAAGGGCCTTTTCCCAATCCTCAAGTTTCAGCTCCTCCTTGAAGGCATCAGCGACCTCCTTTCCTGCTGCTTGGACATCTTTCTTCTTGGACTTGGCTCCGGAGATGAAGGTCTCTGCAGCGACTTGGCCTGTCTCAAAATTCTGCTTGAACGACACTCCGGACTTCATCTCATCCTTAAATGCCCTTGTAGCATCACCGAGACCCTTGACCCCCTGCTCCTTGAAAACCTTGATTGCTGCAATGACACCCTTGAATGGGGCAATGACAAACTGCAGGACTGCATTTCCCACACCCATTGCACCCTTGATCACCTTGTCAATGAGGCCGTTGGAGGAGACAAATTCAACTACTTTGCCAATGACATCCGCAAGGTAGCCTGCAAGTTTCTCAATGATGCCGGAGAGGAAGTCCATGACAGGCTGCAGCGCTGCCATCGCTTTCTTGAGAGCTGCCATTGCAGTCTCATTGTCCTTGAGTTCATCAGCAAGTTTGAGAGCAATGGAGACAAGGATTCCGAAAGTGGCAATTGCAGGAGACTTGGAGATTCCCTCCAACCCGTCTTTCATTCCATTGAGACCACCGCCTGCAGCACCCAGAGATTTCCGAAACACATCCACGTTCTTGGACATGTCCCCGAATGCATCCTTGATGCTCCCGGCATAGTTTCCTACATTCCTTTGGAAATTGCCCTGGAGAGCATCCAGGTCTTTCAGTTGCTGATTGACCTCCTTGATCTGATTCCCCAGATCCGCCCTCCTCACTGCATCATTGGTGGCACGGAATTCCTCCTTGAGAGAAGCCATCCGGTGAACAAGGGAGTTGTAGGACTCCGATGCTCCCGTTGCAGATTTCGCCACATCCTCCATCGAGGATGAGGTTGCATACATGGCATCTTTCAAGGCATTCTGATTGACCTTGAGTTCATCCAGGGTGTTCTGATATTCCTCTGTTCCAATCTCCAGCTCACTCAGATTCTCCTTGAGAGTCTTGATGTTGCTTCTGAGGTCACTGATATTCTTGACCGCCTCCTCTGTCCCTACCCGGAGGATGGTGATTGTTTCTTCTGCCATTAGACTTGACCTGTTAAATAGTTGCTCTTGTCCTGTACCTGTATGAATTCACACTCAACCGGGTCAAAGGTGGTGAGTGAGTAGTTCTTTATCCGGTTTAGCACCCAAAGGGAATTGCCGTACCAATAGAATTTCCGGAGGAGTTCCTGGTCAACATGCATCCCGGCAAAGTTGACCCTGCATGTCATGACCTTGGTGTTGACATCGAACTTGTCTGACAGATATGCCCTCCATCTCTTGGAATAGACTGTCACCGCCTCCGGATAACCGATGGCAGGGATGTCCAATTCCTTGGGGACTCCGAAATCAAGCGATAAGTCCACCACATCCCCCTGGAACAGATAACGAGAATAGACCGGGACTGAGATCCCGGCAGATGATCCTGGTGCAAGCAGCCAACAGGGGACGCCATCATTGAGTGTGTCCATCGCTGCAACATCATCTGAGATTTTGAAATAGGGATAGGTGACATCCGCCCCCCGGATGACCAGGATGTTGGCACCGTCACTCACAGGCTTCTTCTCGGCATCATGCAACTGCAGTTTCCTTGCAGCATTGATGTCATAGCCGGGATTGTTCCCGTTGTAGTAGGTGACCGAGGCAGAATCCGGAGGACAGGAAATGTCCATTGTCTGTGTCTCCCCTGCATCTGACCAGAGAGTATATCTGTTCCCCTTGTCAATGAATGGGGAAGGAGTGAAGTTCCCTCCGGAGATGATATAGTTCCAATACTTTCCCCTGTCAAGGACGGTCACTGCATTCTTGAACACCACACTATCCAGGAGCTGCTTGGTGTCTGCGTTGAAGTCAAATCCCGTATTGACCCTCATAGCACCATAGGGAATCCCCATGATTTTCTGGTACTCATCTGCGAAACTGCCTCCCACGGTTTCTGTGTCGAACTGATACCACTTTGCATCAAAGGCCAGAGGAGTGATCTCCGGCACCTTGGACAGATCCACCCTCTTGGTGAGGTCGATGGTCTCATCTATGAACAGGTCATTCCTTGGAACAATCTTGACAGTTTTCTCCGGGCCATCATAGATGAAGTAGAGACCGAATATCTTGCAGAAGGACAGGATGTACTCTGCAGGGGTGGCGGATGAGGATAGCAGCATGGCCTTGGTCACCAGGGCATTGCTCCTCAAGGAATCACCGCTCCGATAGGAGACTGTGTTTGCCACTGACCCTGGTGCATCCCAAGTCCCTATGGCTTCATATTCGGTGTCATAGTCAACATACAATGTCGGATTAGGAGATGATCCATCCCCTATGATTGAATATCCGGATGACGGATGTGAACCGCCAAGACCCCATGAGTCAATCTCATAGACATACACCATCACCTTGTAATAGGCAGCATTGACTGCAGTCACCGTGAATGTCTGATCCTGCTGCACCTCAAAGGTGTTGGTGTCAACCCTAAGACACCGGGACTGATTGGAATAGGTGAAGTCATCCGTTGCCCAAGCCGGAGTGAATCCGCAAAGGCTTGCCATGTCAGACGGGGTGTTGAGACCGAATTGTCCGTTGACCTGGACTCCACTCCCACCAACCAGGGTGTCATCAGAGGCGTAGGCAAGCACCTGGGTGAAGATGACCTGCAGTTTCTCATAGAACATGTCCCCATCAGCCTTGGAGGCATAGAGTTCAAGGATAGATTCCTCATCCGCCTCCGGAGCAGTGGTGAACTGTTCCCGGAGACAGATGTTTGCAGTTACAGAGGTGCCTGCAGCGACCGTTCCCACAATGTCATATCTCCCCACTGCATTTCCACCGAGTCCGGATGATGATGACTGCAGGGACAGACTCCCTGTTGACTGTTTGAGCGTTCCCAGGGAGGGGATGAGAGGGAGGGTCACCCATAGGTCTGAATATTCATCCGTGTCAATGGCAGACTTGTCCACTGTGTAGCCACCATTGTTTACCGGGTTGCATATCGCCTCCCAGATTGCCCTCATGGAGATGCACGGCCTCTGCAGGTATGATCTCAGATCCTTGACTGACCATTGATCCTGGGGTTGAGCGAGATTCACAAGGGAATAGCCATCCTTGACCCTGTAGGTCACACCACCGACAAGGACGGAATCTGACAGTCCCACTTGGGATGGGACAACCAGAGCCTTGTCCGGAGAGAAGTTCCCATTGGGGATGCCCTCATAGGCAGGGATGAAGTTCAGCACTTTCCACTTGTCATTGACCAATCCGTCCTGCACCGTGTCCCATGCCTGTCTCACCGTTGCTGCATTGATGGTGAAATCCAGCTCAGTTGGAGAGTCCCCCAGGTACTGCAGTGAGGCCAGGCTTTTCTTGTTTCCAATCGCATCATATGAGAGATTGTAGAAGAATGACCCCAGACCACCATAGAGGGTGATCTTGTACTCCGGGACTTTCCCCCTGGAGATGGAGTCCAATTTGACATAGCCGGATTCAATGACCTCATGCATCTCATTGTAGATGGTGAATGGGGTCTTTTGGGAGGGACTGAATGAGACTCCTCCCTGTGTGGAACCGGGAGAGATCCGCCTGTCAAGCCGGAACACATCACCGAAAAGTCGGTTGTTGTTGGGTGTCCCGGGCAGGGTGATCTGCTGCGAGAATGAATTCCTCACCACCGTGGGGTTGGACAAATCCTCCTGGGTATAGTTGAACAGGATGAGCGACTGATCATCCAGGTCAACAAGGCGGTCTGCAATGTAAAGGGTTATCTTTCGCCTCATCTCCTTATCCGGTTTTGAGCAATCTGAACCTCAAGAGTGTAGTCAACCAATCTGTTTCCCTGGTTCTTGAAATTCCGATATTCGCACGTTGTAGAGGGGATGGTGACGGGGATCATGGCCTCATTGGCTATGTCATAGAGATAGACATTGGTGGAATTGATGAGATGGTGCATCATTTCCCCCTGGTCATGCAGCAGCCATCCGGTGTGCAGGGTGAAGGACTTGGTGATCTCATTGACATAGTTCTGGACTCCCCGGTTCTGAACATCCCGGTTGTCATAGACCACCTCCCTGGTGTATCGCTTGAGTGCATCCGACTCTACTGCACTCCCCTCGATGAGGAGACAGTCCCATCCGCCAAAGGCGTTGACATAGTAGAGAGCATATTCAGCACATTCAGTCACCACCTGGAATGTCGATGATCCAACGGTGATCTTGTCCACGTTGTCCCATGCATCCAGGAGAAAGACTGCAGTTCCACTGCCTGCAGTCCTGGTTGACCGGGCAAAGTCCGAATTGAAGTCTGCATTGAAGTCATTGGAGATTGCCACCGGAATGATGACAGTGGCAGTTGTCCCATCGGTGAAGTAGATGGTGGCATTGACATCAGAGACATTGAGTCCCGTCCACACAATAGGCATCCGGGCATCTATCCTCCCGGTGATGGGGAAGGACATCCCCATGACTGCAGGATCATAGCCATAGTCATATGACCAATCATTGATGAAGTCCACCGAGTCCACATCCGTCCATGCTCCTCCGGAATAGATCTGCACGGTGAAGGTCAGAGGCAGTGAGAGGAGTGAGAATTCCGCCTGTGACAGATAGGGGAGGACATTCTCCAGGTAGTCTGCACAGATGTCGTTTATCTTGATGTTGATATTCGCCTCTCCGGGTCTCTTGTACGCCTTGCCGGAATATATCACCTCATTGGTGTCCGGGAGTATTATCCGGTATTGTGCGGAAGTCCCTGCCCCCAGGGAGACGGTATAATCTTTCCAGATGGATGATTGAGCCATGAGTGTTTTTCATGGAAATATCATTTGGGCAGTCCATCGTAAATGAGACACTTTTCCAAGGAATCTCACATTTTTTCTATACACTTTTCCAAGGAATTTCACATTTTTTGAAAAAATAATTTGTTTTTTCAAAATAAAGGTGTATCTTTGCATCAACAACCTTTAAATCTTTATACAATGGAACAGATCAACATCAGCAAAGAACTTGCTTACGAATGTGCAACCGCCCTTCTTGAACAACACAACGCCCTGGCGGAAAAAGGGCATGACTCCTGCACTCTCCTATCCTTCCGGTCTCTTTACAACAACCTTTGCGCTCTCGGCCATGCGTACATGATTGCCTCCGCTATCCGCCCGGTGAATCCGCACAACCTGCCTCTTTTCATCTAATCACCCAGGGGAGGGTCACCCCTCCCCACCAAACCAAAGTCAAACAATCAAATCTTTATACAACCATGAAAACGAATTATGAACTTTACCTCCGCACATGGTCACACCTCAATCCAAATGCAAAGCAGGATGAGGACTATGAGACCATTGACTTTGAACCTTGCACCAACTACAAGGATGCCGTGAAACAGGCAAAACTCCTGTCAATGCAGATCCCTTTCAAGAACTATCACGGGCAAGAAATTGTGCAAGTACAGATTGCAGCCTATTATGACGGGGATGAGGCAGAGATGAAATTCGGGACATCATATTACCTGCTATGGAAAGAGACCTATGAGAGAGGGAAAGGTCTTGGTAGATATTAAAGGGAAGGGAGATCAGAAATGACCTCCCTTTCTTTCGTATATGTGGCAGAAAACAAAAGAATGACAAAAGAATCACATGACCATCACATAAGAAATGATTATCTATCAGTCACTTGTTTTCTTTTGTAACAAACAAAAAGACCGAAAGTCACAAAAGAAAAGACTATTTCTCCACCACAATCTTTCTGATGTAGTTCTCCATGTCATGACCCAGGGCAGCAGCAATCCTTTCCCGATACCTGGGGATGATGTCATCCTTGGCCTGTTCCAGGTCATGACTGCCCGTTGTCCCATGCTCACTGATAGACCTGCCAATGAGGTAGGCAAGCGACCTCTGAGACGGGATTCTCCCGGTGGTCTCATCCGGTCTTGGGATGACAGGCTTGATCTGCACCCATTCCAGGATCTTGTTGGCAGGAGGCCAATGTGGCTTGGTGTCATCCTCCACATATTTCCAATAGTCATTGAGGGTCATGGTGACCTCATAGGCGCTATCACCCACCACCACCTGGGTCTTGACTGAATCAATCAGTTTCTGCGAGTAACCGGATGGGATGCCCCTCTCGGTGTACCTCTCACTGACTTCAAGGTTCTTCTTGTACTGCTCCCGGATTTCATCCGCTAACCCCTGCAGGACTTTCTGCAGTTCTGAAAGGTCAATCAGTTCCATATGGCTTTTCCTTTATGGCTTTTGCAATGTAATTGTCCCTCCGGACAATCTCCTCCCGGATGGCTTTATACAATTCCATCAGTTCGGAGTAGGTCAAAAGTTTCAATGTGTCTTTTTCCATTGTTCTATGTCCTCCTTTTCCTTGGCAATCTTGTCCTTACGATATGAGAGGATGTTCAGAAACTCAATTGCAGTCCACCTCATCACCTCATCCCATGAACACCTGCAAGTCTCAGAGGCTGCATCTACATTGGCGATCCAACCCCATTTGTTTCCAAAAGCCTCTCCTGTTCCTGGATCTTCATCAGCATCTCCTCCCTCTTGGTTTTGTCCTTGATCCTCCTTGCTGCCCGTCTGGAGTAGTTCAGAGAATCTTGAACAAATTTCCTGCACCATGTCAAAAAAAAAGCGGAGAGGGAGATTCCATCGGAGACCGACATCTCCTCACGGATAGCTTGCTGCACCTCCATGATGTCATAGCCTTCATTGTAGCGGTGCCCCTTGGGGACAAGAATGACAGACAGGAATTCGATTAGGTACTTGTCCAGATCCGGAGCGTAGGTCTGGAAGTCTATGAATTGAGCGGTCTCCAATTTCCGGAAATCAGTGACCGGGACAAGCTCATATTTTCCGACCAGGTACTTCTTAGCAATTGGGTGATAGTTGATGCCCTCCGGGTCAAGGAAACCCGACTTGACCACAAGTTCCTTATATTCTTGAATGGGCAGATGGAGGATTTCCTCCTCTGCTATCCCGGTGAGGATGGAGAGAATCTGCACCTGCTTGTCAATGTCCTCCAGGGATTCATTCCTGGTAACCTCCTGGATCTCGATGTATTTGCCCAGGGGAAGTCTGTTGTAAGAGTCAATTATGTCCATATCGTGTCTTAGAAAATGAGAATGAATATTGTCCATATCCTGCCTTTTGTCCGAACCTTGTCCAGACTGCATATCTCATGGCATCCAGGCAATGGTTGAACTTGTCGATTGGTTCATTGAGGGAATTCCCGTCCTTGTCCTTTGCCCAGACATAGTTCCGGAGTTCCCGGATGAGGTCAATGGAGTCCTTTGTCACATGCCACTGCCATCCCTGCATCCATTGCAGTTGGAACTTCAACTTGTCTGATTTGGTTGGAGCATCCTTGTCGCAGGGGATGACATTAAATCCTGCATCCTGGATGTCCGCTATTGACTTAGGCTCTGCACAATCGGCATAGATCTCCGTCCTCCTGGTGACACCATCCTCCTGCAGGTCTTGGATGATGTGCTTGTTCTGCATGTGAGTCCTGTAGCATCGTTGTTTCACCCATGCAATCTTCTTCCTCGGATCTGCAACCACCTGCACCCTGGCGGTGGGGTCATTGGTGAATCCGAAGTCAAGTCCCTGGATCTCCACCAGGTGATCCATCTCGGTCTTTTCCGGGAGGGAGTCACAGAGGGTGAATTCATAGATCAACCCGTCAAGGGTTCCTACCTCTCCCTTTCCATAGACTTTCCACCAATTTGCATCAGACTTGTTGTCCTCGATTTCTGCTACTTGCTCCGGTGTGAGGAATTCATTGTCCAGATAGGTGGAATGGATGGTGATGCAGTTCTGCCTCGCCTCAATGATTTCATTGAGCCAAAAGGAATGAGTAGGATTGTAGTCCAGGACAATCTGTCCCCTGGTACGGACAAAGAGTTGTCTTGCGATCTCATAGGAGATGTTTTGACACTCATTGATGAACAGGCGGTCACGGGCAGATCCATGCACTTTTCCGGCATTGTCAACAGAGAAGAATTCCAGGATAGATCCATTCTGCCAGGTGTAGGTGTGTTGAGTCTCGTTCCACCTGGATTCCTCCCAGAGACCCTCTGTGTCCATGATGGACTTGAAGTCACGGATTGCACCCCTCTGCAGGTGGGGCATTGACTCCGACACCACTGAGTTGACGGTTGCAGGCTTACCCAGGTTGACCTCCTCGACAATCGCAAGGATGAATGTCTGCAGGATGGAAAAGGTCTTTGAGGATCTTGTCCCACCACAGGATGAGATATACCTCAAATGCCGTTTCCATGCAGCAATGGTCTTTCTTGCAACCTTGGTCAGTCTCATCCTAATCCGCCCTCTATCATTTCCTTGGTTTCCTGGTCAGTCTGGATGTTCAGAGTTATGCCACCTGTATGTGCCACCTCTGCAGAGATCCTTGGTTTCCCATAGAGCCTGTCCAGGATGTCCATTAGAGCATTCCATCCCCATCCGTCCTTGCAGAGTTGCTTGATAGCTATCTGCAGCACCCAGCCATATTTCCCCAACTCCCCGGATTGCTCATGCAGATATGCCTTTGCAGTTGTCTCATCCGGGAGGGTGAGGGCAAATGCCAGGACACCATATACCTTTTCTTGCATGTCCTTGGGCAGTCCCTTGATGACATTCACCAACTTCTTGGGTCTCCCATTCGGATTTTTGGTCTCCCCAGGCTTGCATGGCTTGAGGTTTGCCAATTGTTTCTCTGATTGCTTCCTTGCCATAGTCATCCTCCCAAATATGCTTTATTGCGCCCCATCTCGATGGCTATCTCCCGGAGGAGGGATTCATCACCCGGATTGGGCATGTAGATTCCATTCTCGGCTCCCCACCTCTTGAACCTGTCAATGGCCATTGACATCTCCTCCTTGGTGAGGTCGGCAGAGGATCTAATCTCCTCAATCTGCCCCACATACTTGTCAACCTTGGAGGTGATGAACAGATCCTTGTTGCAGAGTTTCTTAAAATACCACTCTTTGACATAGGCAAGGGTGTTCCCGGTCTCCATTGCCACCACGCCAATCAGCAGGTGCAGGTAGTTGTTCTGGCCCCTTGTGCGGACAGTCTTTTCAGTCAGTTCAACAACAGACCCCCTCTCCATCAGAGTGTCCACCCTGGAGAGGAATGCCTTTCGCTGAAAATCGGATGTCAGATCATACTGCATTCTTCCTTGTAGTCTTGATTCTTGCCTTTCTGACAGGCTCTCTTTCCTCCTGGGAGGCTTTCACCTGCTTGGATGAAGATTTCCTCCTGGAAAGGTTTTCCTTGTCTGAGAAGTAAATTTTTCCACAATCCGTGAGCAGGGATAGGATGCAGTTGCTGCAGTTATCATTGAACCGCCTCCTGTCCCCGGTCGCTTCTGTGAAGATCTGCCATATTACCTTGAGAGCCGATCTCCCCGGATTCCGTGCCCATTGAGCATTGACAGATGTCCGGAAATAATCCTCATAGGCAGATAATGTGTTGAGTTGTTTCTCGCTGAATATCATTGTCTATCTTTTTTTGAAAAATCTTCCATAACTCCAGGATGTCTCTGTAGGCGTATGGATAGCAGAATGCATCCTGCATCCGGTGCCTCATTTGGACAACTGTTGCATGATCCTTTCCAATCATCCTCCCGGTCTCATGCAGGGAATATCCCTCCAGGAGGAGTTGATATGCCACCATCCTTCTACACCACACCCATCTGGGTTTCCTTGACTTACCCGGGACAGTTTCCCCCTGTATCTCCTCCATCATTCCCATGAGGATCTGTCCCCGGTTCTGATGAGGATTCACCCCCTCTTTCCGTTCCATGAGCAGTGAGTTCTGAATCGCAGAGCAGAGGTTGAGTCTCTCACTGTAGGGGAGTTCCAGGCATCTGTCCAACAGAGTCGTCATGGCATGCACTTGTCAATTATCCAATTGAGCGCTTCTCTGATAAATATCAATATTGCTCCAAGTGGAATTGACAGATGGGACATGAGTGCTGAAAAGGCGATGGTTCCCAGGTTGAGATGCCCCATGCAAAGGGCATAGATGAGACACACCCACCATGTCATGCATTTCCCACAATCGAATGGAGGCAGGGGTCTGAGTCTGCTGATGTGCAGCATGCCTGCAAGACCGTCCCTCCATGACTGTGTGAATCCGGAGATGTCCACTATGTAGATGGTGACTAGAGCCACCAGGGTGAGTTGGATGTAGGTGTTCATTCCTCATCCTCCCCGGAGTCATCCTCTATGATGCCCATTTCCTCGCAGATGCCCCAAAGCATCTGGAAAATCGCAAATAGCAGAAACGAATTTGCCCTCTCTAGAGAGTCCGCTTTCGCCACATTATTCAAAATTTCCGTCACTCTTGATCGCTTCATTTGTTGTATTCCTCCAATATGATTTTCTTGATCCGGATCACCTCTCGTCTCACAGTCATATGTGACAGGTTCATCTTCTTGCCCAATTTCCGATAAGACAGGCAGTCACAATAGAGCAGGATGATGGTCTTGTCCACCTGGGAGAGTTTTGTGTCAATGATCTCCTTGAGCCGGGAGACCCTTGGGTCATCCGGGCACATGATGTCCGGATGAAACTTGTAGTCCTCCTTTATTTGCCGAAACTCTTTGACAACCTCATTCACCTTCATTGTCGTTTGTCTAATGCATCAATGCTGATTCCGTCTCCTATGGACACACTCCTTCCCTGGTATTTCCGGAAAATTGTGTGAAATGGGGAATTGGATGACCTGTACTGATTGATGATGATCCGGGCAAGGAAGAAATTGATCTGATCATTCTCCCATAGATCCTGCAATTTGGATTCATCGTATTCCAGGAGGATGAGATATACCATCTGACAGAGATCCTTGAGGTCAGAAGTCAATGAGTGGTGGGCAATGTTCTCAACCAATGCCTCCACTCTCCTTTCCTTGGCCAGGATTTCTATGATGGTTCTCTTGTCTATCACACCTGGAAATATCAATCCCCCCGTCTCTGTTACCTCCCAATGACAAGCATGGCTGCATCCCTGGAGTGTTCAGATGTCCTGCCCTGGTAATGGGAGACCATCTTGAAATACTCCGCAGAGACCTTGGTTGCACCCTTAACGGGAGGCTTTGCCCAATAGGGGATTTCGTAGTCCTTGCAGAAATCCTCCCAAATGGAACAATCCCTCTTGACAGATCCTGCCCCTTGCGCCTTGGCATTGGTGTCACCCTTGCCAAACCAGGTGCGCTGCCTGGCATCCTCAAAGACAACCTGGATGTCCTCATGGTAGAGTTTGTCCATGTGCCAAAATGGATGTGACATTTCTTTGACTTTCTCCAATGCCCGGTGGATTGGCAGGGTTTCCAGGGAGAGAAACTTTCCCTCCCTGGTGTCCCATACCGCCACCCCGGTGTGAGTGCCGGGATCAATGCCGATGCAGATCATTTGCTTTCCGGTAAGGCTTCAAAGTGTTTGCAACGAGTCTTGGTGTTATCCTTGGGGATGTGGCATTCATTCATCCTGCACCAATCATTGTTTGGTCTATGAGTGAATGGTGTCTCAACGCAATACCAACATTCCCGGCATTTAATCTTGTTTGCCATTGTTGTCCTCCTTGATGGGATAGAGTTTCTCCATGAGGGCATCAGCCATCTTGACGGAGAGGTCAACCGCATTCTTGATCTCCACACCTGACCAATCCGTATCTGCACCATGTGCAATTGCAGAGAGAATGTTGATGGAGAATGCCTCCCGTTTCTGTGAAAGGAACTGCATGATCCTTTGCTGCTTTTCCTCATCTGTGAGGGGTTTCATCTTTGCCTGTGGTACAGGTCTTGGTGTTAGGTTACCCATAATTTTGAATGATTTAAAATAAAACTTGTCTCATTGTTGTCTCATTGTTAATTACCAATCTGCACTCTTTCCTCCTTGTTGATGAATCCCATCCCCTCCAGGAGTGCCCCTCCAGATGCAACATTGTCCATCTGGGAGAATGTCTTGAGTGCATCCACCTGGGTCTTGTAGATGTCAATGATGGAGTCTGCGATGTCAACAATCTGCTTTGCTTGTTCAATTGAGACTTTCTCACAGGCATCCGCCTTGTCATCAGAGAGATTCTTGACTCCTTCAAGGGTCTCAAAGAGGTGACTCTTGAGAGCCTCCAATGATAGATTCCTATTTGCCATGTCTTTCTGCTTTATGAATTGCCCGGTTGACAACACCCTTGAGATGGATGATCTCCTGGAGATCCTTGGGATATTTGGCATAGTACGAATTTTCCCTTGCCATCTGATCCTCCCGGCTGATGAGATACAGATTCTCAATCCGGCAATCCAGGGGATTGTGATTCTTAAACTGCACATTATGTCCCCTGGGGATTGCCCCGTTGACCTGCTCCCAGATGACCCGGTGTTTCAGCCTCCACTTGTTGGGTTCTGCCACCTTGATTTCGTAGTAGCCATCCTTGCTGATTCTCTCAGATCCAACCTCCCGGTGATTGTGAGGAGCATGCCCTTTCTTGAACATGGTTGGTGCTGCCTTTGCATAGATCTCCGGAGGCATCTTCTTCCCTTTGTTCTGAGGGACATGTCCCTTTGGGAATCTTGATGCGATGGTGTTTGGGTGGTTGGATGACATGAGGCCGGATCTCCGGATCTTCTCCGGTGTGCATTCCAATCCGAGACTCCTAGCCTTGCAGTAGATTGAGGACTTGCCTCTGCCTAGGACTTTGGCGATCTCCCCTGCAAAGTTATCCGGATACATCCTGGTGAGGATGTCAATTTCCTCCTGTGTCCAAACCTTCCTGTTCATGATTTTCCTTGAATTTTAGATTATCCTTCCACAATAGAATTCCTCAGCAGCCTTGAATCCTTTGTCGTAAGCCTTCTTTTCCTCATCCTCTTTCTGCTTTTCGAGCCAATCTCGAATCTTTTGTATCGGAACACCTCTTACAAAGTCAAGTTGGACTTCTGGGCCGAAAAACTCGACCAATGTTCTCCTTATCCTCTCATCCTCGCTCTCCTTGATTTCGGGGAAAACATCTGCCATTTCGGTATAGTTCTCATTTTCAAAATATGCTCTTGCACGTTCCAGAGCCTCTTTGTATTTCTTTTCGTAGTCCATATTTGTTATGATTTTTTGCTTTTATAAAAAGTCCCTGCCTGTTTCGGCTGAAAATAACAAACCACCGACCTGCCGTATCACCTGCGAGGCTTGCAGGGACTATTATCATTTTCTTTAAAAGGGCGAGCAGTGTGGTATTACACCAAAGCCTCTGATTTAACCACATTAATTTATTTGGTGGTTGCCATCACCCTCACCCATGTTTTACTTCATTCCATACCTTTCAGCAAGTTCGCGGATAGCATCCCCACCGTAGTCATTCCTGGTGCCCTCGATGAATGTCCGCACCGTGATTGAATCCGTAGGCTGATACCCGTGAGCCTTGCACCATTCTTTCCGGCCAAACTCACATGATCCGGTCAGAGTGTGGTGCCACTGGAAAAGGTCTCCATAGGGAGTGTCCAAGTCCGGGTGCGCTTCGACAAAGGCATCAATCCTCTCCTCCAGGGGTCTCTCCTCCATGTCCTTGTCCATGGCAGCCTGCATCGCCTCTCTCGGAGTCTCACCATGAGCAAAGGAGTTTCCCACCTTTGCCACATATGCGGAGGACAGTGTGAGGTCTGAGCCTATCACCGCTACAACTGCTATGTCTCCATGGACTTGCATGATGATGCATGGAATGTCATCAATGTAGTGAACATCATCCCCCTCGAATTTGAGAATGTCACCGGAACCGTCACCGTAACCGGAACCGTAACCGTCACCGGCACCGGCACCGGAACCGTAACCGTCACCGTCACCGTCACCGTAACCGGAACCGGAACCGTAACCGTCACCGTCACCGTCACCGTAACCGTAACCGTCACCGTAACCGGCACCGGCACCGGAACCGTAACCGTCACCGTCACCGGAACCGTAACCGTAACCGGAACCGGAACCGTAACCGTCACCGTCACCGTAACCGGAACCGTAACCGTCACCGGCACCGGCACCGGAACCGTAACCGGGGACTGTCAGAAACCTCCGAATCTCCTCCGGTGTCGCTATGCTCTCCATTCCGGAACCTCCTCAATGACCTTGATAGCTGCATCGGTGCAGGGGAGAATCTCCTTCACTCCCATGACCACCATAGAGCTGACCGTTACTGAGAACTTGCATCTACCCGGCTTCTTTGGCCCGGTCTGGGAAAGTTCTGAGAGGCTCGCTGCCCCGTCCCAGTACCAGATACGCCTGCACTTTGCTATCTCAACTGTCTGGCCTTCCATTTCAGTGATCGTGCCGTAGAACACCCCGGCTTTTTCGGTGCGGACAATGACCTTCTGCCCGTTCTCAATGTACTTCTCGATTGCTTTCATGATTGTGTTAAATGATTAATAGTTAATAAATTGTGAATATCCTCCCATTTGCGGAGTCCGCTCCCCGTTGTTGTAGACCTTTGCCGGGGTATGCCTCCGTGCCCAGCGGTTCTGCCACTCCAACCACTTGGTGAAAATGGTGGCAGGCATGAGTAGGAAGTCCAGCTCTCTGATTTCTACAGGGCAGGGATCATCCATCTTTCTGACTCTTGCCATGACTACCTCCCTGTTGATCCGAATCCACCCACACCCCGCTCTGTCTCATCCAGGGAATCTACCTGCTGCCACTCCGCCTGGACTACAGGGGAGATGACAAGTTGAGCAAGCCGGTCACCCGGATAGATGGTGTATGCCTCCCTGGAAAGGTTGTACAGGACAATGCCTATGTCACCTCTGTAGTCAGAATCAATTGTCCCTGTGATGCAGACAATCCCATGATTCTTGTTGAGTCCGGATCTGCTCCTCACCTGTGCCTCATATCCCTCCGGGATTTGGATGGAGATCCCGGACTTGATGAATGCCCGGTCAAGGGGCAGGAGGAGGATGGGACTCTCTCCGGAATAGATGAGGTCACATCCGGCTGCATCTTGGGACTGATAGTTGGGCAGGGAATGACCTGCCTCCACATGAATCTTTGTCTTGATCTTCTCCATGGTCAGAACGGCAAATCATTGTTGACAACTTCCTCCGCCTCCTGGACAGGTGCGGACTTGACCGCAGGCTCCTCCAGGGTAATGTTGACCAGATCCACATTGTTGTACCATTTCCCCTGCCACTCCCTTGCAAACAGGGAAAATCCGACCTTCACCTTATCACCCACCTTGAACTGCAGGACATCATCCACTGAGTCTCCGGTGACCGACATCACTATCTTCTTGATGAAACCACCATATTCCTGGATCTCCAGGGTGAGGGTCATCCTCTGCCATTGGAAGCCGGATTGTCCAACTCCACTTTTCACCTCCGACATTTCGGAGATTTTGCCAATCGTGTAAAAGAGTGCCATGTTATTCTGATTCTTTTTCTTTATCGTCCCCGGATTCCCGGTCTTTAATGTCTGAGTAATAGAGTATTCCAAAGAACACTGCAATGGCTCCGATGAGGGTCAATGCAAGGAGCATTGCCAGAATGACTGCTCCAAGGATTTTCATGAGTATCATAGTATGGAGCGGAAAAGGGTGATGATCATTGTCACTGACTCCGGAGTGTACCTGGACTCATGTTGACTCTCGTTGTAGTATGCCTCTGCATTGCAGGACTTTGCCACCTTAGTGATCTGGCTCCTTGATACGGGCCTTCCCAACTCCTTGGTCAGTCTGCTTGATAGCATTGATGCAGTCATGCTTCCATCCTTGATCCGCCTCCTTGTGACCTTCTCATCCTTGACATTGACTGCAGTAGGAGTGAATGATGTGGGTTGCAGGATAGGATTTTCATCGACCTGGTTAAATAGGGTCGCTTCCTCCTGGACTGCAATCCCCTTTGCCAATTCAACCAATTCCTGGAGTTTCGCCAGGATCATTTGCTTCTCTCTTGATGTCATAATTGTTTATTGATTAGTGTTTGCCTTTTGCGATATAGATTTCATTCTGGTGTCCTTCCCCCTTGGCGAATTCCATGATGACCTTGTAGAGGGATGCCACCGTGATTCCGTACATCTCAGATCCTCCAAGGATGGCCCTCTTGACAACTACCTGGATCTCCGCCAATGAGAGGTAGGGTGCCCCATAGATCTTGTCCTCCAGGAGTTCATCAACCAGGGATGAGGAGATGAATTTGATGTTTGTCGGATCTGCAGTCTGGCCCCGGTACAGGAATGCCTGTGAGACAATCTTTGCCATCCCATAAACCGCATCCGCCCTTGACATGTTTTTCAACCGGGGGAACCGCTTGGGGTCTGCCCTCATCTCCAGGAGTGTTGCCCTGGAGGGATTGTAGTTCACAACCTCATTGCTCATCTGCTTGTCCTCCATATGCTTGTGCATGCAGATCAGTTCCAAACATCTGATCCATCACCTTGAGGTTATGTTCCAGAACTGACTCCTGTCTGGCCTCTCTCTTTCTTTGCGGAATTTCTTTCTCTCGCTTTTCCCAGGTTCTTACAGAGGCTTTCCAATCTCTCATGGGAGACTTTCCGATTGTCCACCCCTTTGCCTCATAGAAATTGTAGAACTGCTCCGGATCTACCCTGTTTCCCCTTTCCAGGCAATAGTCTCTGATTTCCTCCAGAGAGGGTTTATGAAACTTTGCGCTGCCCCTATTAGAGAGAGTATTATTTATATTTTCATTCTCTATAATTTTAGGTGCATGACATGCACCACCCCCCGGTGCATCAGATGCACCACCCATGCATAAAGGACTCACCCTGTATTCACAAAGGTGGACACCTCTGACCTCCTTGTCTATCTTGATGATGAGACCTTTCTCCACAAGTTTGGGCAACACCATTGTCACCTTTCTCCTGGAACACTTTGCCTTTTGACAGAGATATTTCAGAGATCCGGCAAAGGTGGACTCACCATCCTGGCTGAATCCATAGATGACCGCCAGGATGATGGTCTCATACACATCCAGATCAAGGGACAACATCCAATCCGGAATATTTGTGTAACCCTTCATCATCATGCCTCCTTGCTTGCCCTGGGTTTGCGGAAAGTCACAGTGTCCTTCTCGGTTGAGTGGAATATCTCCTCATCACCTTCGATGATTCCGAATTCTGCTGCCTTGGCGGATGATGCAGTGAGGGTCACCCCGATATAGGCAGGGACATGAGCTGCCCGGATGGCATCCTCAATCTTGTCTGCATAGAGGGTCTTGAGCAGATCCTTGTCCACATCAGTCTTGACACTATGGAAAGCAGTGAAAGAATATCCCCTCTCTCCCTTGATCGTGTCAATCCCGGTGGCTTTCATCACCTCAGTGATCTTGTCCTTGATGAATTCTATGGTCTCATCAATCGCAGCCATCTGCCTGGTGATGTAGTCCTTCTCCGCCTTGAGACTTTTCTTCTTGTCCTCCTTGGCCTTGATCCATCCTCCCAGGAGGTCAATCCCATCCTTGGTGAGAAGTTCCTTGAGACCGGAGATCTGAGCCTCCATCTGCTCTGTTTCCTCAGTGACCTCACCCTCTCCCTCGACATAGAGATCCTCAAGGGTGATCATTGCCTGGTTAAGTTCTGCCAGGACTTGATTCATTTCTTTGTAGTCCATTGTATAAAAGATTTAGAGTGTTGCAACTTTATATTGTTCGACATCATTGTCAAACTTCTTGATCTGCTCCGGGCCTGCATTGGTCATCTCAATCCAGGTCTGCCTGTAATCTCCGCCCGTCTTGGTGGGTTGCCCGGCTGCATACTTCTCGATGACTTTCCAATAGTCTATCTTTGACAATGGTTTGTATGCTCCATCCTGGGCAGTGCGGTCTGCTGCTGCCCTCCTGGCCTTAACTGCCTGGGATGGCTCTTTGGCTGCAGCAGGTTGAGCCTCCTTGATCTCCTTGCCCATGACATATCTTTCATTGCCAAACATGTCCTGGATCACCAGGGAGGTGATTGTCCTGGATTTGGTGTCATAGCCAATGGACTTGACGGAGAATTTTGCCCACACTTTGATCCTGTTGTTCTGATCCTTGGTGTACTCATTCTCCCGGAGTTCAACCACAATCCTGGGAGCGGTGTAGAGTTCACGCCCGATGCCCCAATTGACACAGGCTCTCTTGAATGAGTCTGATGCCTGTCCTTTCTCCGCCTCGGTATTGGATTCCACACCAACATCCTCCTTACAGATCCATTCCTTTTTCTCGGCATCCCACACCTCCACCTGGCAATAGAGTCTGTCACCAATCA